TGGTACTGTAAGCACCGTAGGCAACATCACTGCAGGCGCTGGTAGTTTCTTCATTGGCAACGGTTCACAACTGACTGGTGTTAGTGCTGATTCTGCAATAGCGTTGATCAACGGTAACACCAATATCACAACTGCCACAAACGGCAACGCCAATGTCACAATTGGTGGCACAAGTAATGTAGTGGTGTTTACCACAGGTGGCATAGACGTAACTGGCACTGTGAGTGCAAACGGCACAGTAACAGGTGGCAATTTGGCCACAGGCGGCACAGTAAGTTCAACAGGCAATGCCACAGCAGGCAATGTAAGTGCTGTTGGTAACGTAACCGGTCAAACATTTATTGGTAATATAGAAGCCACTACTGTAAGTGCTACTGGTAACGTAACCGGTCAAACATTTATTGGTAATATAGAAGCCACCACAGTAAGTGCTACTGCTAATGTAACAGGTGGAAACATAATAACAGGTGGTATTGTAAGTGCTACAGGTAATGTTACTGCTGGCAACGTGATTGCAACATCGGGCAAGTTTGGCAACATTGTAATTTCAGGTGATGATATCACTGATGCAGGCGGCGGCGTTGTCAACATCAACTCTGCGCTGGCCGATGTAAACTTTGCTGTGAATGGTGACACTGTTGCCAACTTGTTGTTTGTGGATGCAGGGACAGACACCGTCAGTATTGGCAGTGCAACACAGACCACTGGGGCTATACTGGCAGTTAATGCCACAAACTCCGTACTGTTCCCAGTTGGTAACACAGCACAGCGTCCAACAGGCGTTGTTGGTATGTTGCGTTACAACACATCAGTTGATAGTTTAGAACAATACGCCTCAACAGGATGGGAAACAGTTGGTACTCCGGCGTTTACAGTTGTTGCTGACAATCAGTTCAACGGTGATGGTTCAACTGTAGCATTCACCTTGACGCAGGCCTCAACCACTGCTGGTGCTATTGTTGCAATCAACGGTGTTCAACAGATTCCAACCACAGCGTACTCAATCAGTACCACTACATTGACGTTTACTGAAGCACCTGCCGCAGGCGACGTAATTGATGTGCGTATGTTTACCACTACTACCAGTGTCAACAGCATCTCAAACGCTGCCGGCAACGCAATTGTAGCAACAAGTGAAACGGCTGCACTGGTTAACGTTACAGGTGACTTGAGTGTAAACGGAACAATTTTAGGTGGAAACATCAACAGCACTGCTATCACCAACGGCACATCAAATATGGCAGTTGTCTCCAGTGGAGGCAACATCCGCGGTAATGTAGCCGGCACAACAGTGATGACCATTAGCCCTGGACTGGTAGATATCCAAGGTAACTTGACTGTGAGTGGCAACGCAACATTGCAAGGCAACATTCTAGGCGATCGTATCCAAAACGGTACAACCAGCTTTGATATCCAATCAGCCAGTGGCAATGCCAACATCACAATTGGCGGCACAAGCAATGTGGCAGTGTTTACCACAGTTGGCTTGACACTTGGCGGTAACTTGTTACCAAGTGCCAACGTCACATACGACTTGGGCAGTGAAACACAGGCCTGGAGAGATTTATATCTATCTGGTAACAGTATTAAATTAGGTTCTGCAACAATTACCTCAAGTGGTAATAGTGTTAGTATGGGCACTGGCAATGTAACAGGTGCCAACCTAACCACAGCAGGTATTGTAAGTGCAACTGGCAACATTGCAGGTGGTAACTTGACAGTTGGAACAGGTACTATTACTGGTGGTAACATTGTTAACGCTAACGGCAACGGCATAGGTAACATTGGTAGTTCTAGTGTTTACTTCAACACAGTATTTGCCAAAGCAACAAGTGCGCAATACGCTGACTTGGCAGAGAAGTACGAAGCAGACGCAGAGTACGCACCGGGTACTGTGTTAGAGTTTGGCGGCGACAAAGAAGTTACGCTGTCCACAGAAGCAGGCTCAACTAGAGTAGCAGGTGTTGTGAGTACTAACCCAAGTTACATCATGAATGCTGGATTAACTGCAGAACACGTGGCAATGGTGGCACTGCAAGGTCGCGTACCATGTAGAGTTGTTGGACCAGTGGCCAAAGGTGACATGATGGTGGCAGCCGGCAACGGTGCAGCCCGAGTGGATAACTCAGCTCGTGCAGGCAGTATCATTGGCAAGGCCCTGGAAAACTTTAGCGGTGCTGAAGGCACAATTGAAGTGGTAATTGGTCGCAACTAAACTGTGTAAATAAGCAAGCAACAAGATAGGGTCTTTGGGCCCTATCTTTTTATATAGACAAAGGAATATAACATGGCACCGCCATTAGGAATAAAAATTGGAGCAGGATGGAGTATAGGACCCGGGTGGAGTATGGGTGCGCCACCACCTCCACCAGTAGATTTATACACACCTCTTGCCGGCAGTTTGAGTTTCAACGGCTCAAGCCAATATCTCTCAATGTCCCCGGGTATGACTCCTGCCGCCGATGCATTTACCATAGAAGGCTGGTTCTACAACACCGGTGGATTTACTAACAAAGGATTGCTGGCCACTGATCAAAGTGTGGGCATGAGTCTGTTTACTAGCGATGATGCCACTATTACTCTGGATAGATATGGTGGAGGATATCAACCTGGTTATACTTGGCCAGCAGCAACATTGCAAACTAACAAGTGGCAATACATAGTGCTGAATCGCAATGCCAGCACTAATCTAGAAACCATGTGGATTGGTACATTTGTTGACAACTATTCAACAGTGACCTGTGCTCGAGCAACCGGCGCTTCAGGTGGCAGCAGTCCTAGCGGTGGCACACAAACTGACAGTCAAAGTTGGGGCAACAGCAACTGGGTAGGTAGATACTATGGTGGATATTTTCCAGGATTTATTACCAATTTCAGAGCGACCATTGGTGCGGCTGTGTACGACAGCAACAGTGCCACAATCACTGCACCAGTAGCACCGTTGACAGCAGGTGCCAACACTGAATACTTGATGTTGGGTGCAGTAGTGACCACAGACACAAGCGGCACACAAACTGTTACCAACAACGGCACAGTTGCACAGACTGGAACAACACCGTTTTAAAAAACAGTTTTAAACTCAAAAATAGGACTTTTGTAGTCCTATTTTTTTGACTAAATATCATATAACAATGGATGAACAATGGGATTAACTAAACCGCGTGCCTCGCAGATTTTTGATATAGATTACAAACAAGCAACTCGTGTAATCACAGTCAGCGATGTTACACTAGCCGGCGGAGCCCCAAGTCAAGTTGACGGAGTTAACCTGGCAGAAGACGATCGAGTTTTGGTAACTGGACAAAACACGGCCAGCCAAAATGGCCTGTATTTTGTATCCTCCGTGGGCACAGGTGCCAACGGCATATGGCTTCGCACAACTGACGGCAACGAAAACGGCGAAGTACAAGCCGGCATGATTGTGATGGTTACCGAAGGGTCTTTATACCACGACACCCAATGGAAATTAACCACCGATAATCCAATTATTATTGGTACTACTGCATTGACTTTTGTAATTAACATACTGAGTCAAATTGGCGGATCCAACACACAAATACAGTACAACAATGCCGGAACCATGGGCGGATCACCTGATCTAACATGGAATGGCACAACTCTTTACACAAACGGTGCAGTAAGTGCTACAGGCAATATAACTGGCAATTACATCCTGGGCAATGGTAGTCAACTAACAGGTTTACCAGCAACATATGGCAATAGTAACGTAGCAACATTTATGGCTGCGTTTGGTAGCAATACCATAAGCACCACCGGATCGATTACTTCGGGAAATGTTACGGGTAGCAATGTATTAACAGGCGGATTGATCAGTGCAACTGGTACTGTCACAGGTGGTAACTTAACTACAAGCGGCAGTGTAGGCATTGGGACAAGCTCACCAAGTGTTAAATTTCAAACGGTTCAAACTATTGCTGATTGGACAGGAGATTTTAAAAATTACACAGCAGGGGCTTATGGATTAAGAGTAGATTTATCAGGTTCGTCTGGCAGTCAAGCTGCCTTGCAGGTGTACACTGCGATTGGTAATGGAATGATAGTTAGAAACGATGGTCTCGTTGGTATTGGTACTTTTTCCCTTGATCCATCAACACTATTAACGGTTGCAGGTGCAATTTCCGCTACTGGTACCATCACCGGTGGCAACGTATTAACAGGTGGATTGATCAGTGCAACCGGTGCCATTACTGGTGCCGCAATTACTGGTAGCAGTTTGACTGTGTCAACAGGCAACATCACTGTTGGTAATATTGTCAACGCCAACGGTAATGGGGTAGGTAATATTGGATCAGCAACAACATACTTCAACACTGTTTTTGCCAAGGCCACCTCAGCACAGTATGCTGACTTGGCAGAAAACTATGAAGCCGATGCTGACTATGCTCCCGGCACAGTGGTAGTATTTGGCGGTGACAAAGAAATCACCATCAGCAATAAAAATCACAACACCGCAGTGGCAGGAATTATATCAACTAACCCAAGTTATTTAATGAATGCTGGACAGTCAGGAGAATGGATATTGCCTGTAGCATTGACTGGTCGTGTTCCTTGCCTGGTTCAAGGACCTGTAACCAAAGGCACTGTGTTGGTAACAGGAGACACTCCTGGAACAGCCATGGCCATAAAAACATCAAAATTCAAACCTGGATGTGTGGTTGGAAAATCATTGGAAAACATCAAATCTAATGAAGTTGTGACCATTGAAGTTGCAGTAGGACGATTATGATACAAGAACGATATAGAGCAGACTACGAAGGTGAATTTGTAATCACCGAAAGCCGATGGAGCGGTGGCAAAAAAACACAAAACAGAGAATGGGTAGCCAATCCGATTGACAACCAGCACATCAGTGGCCGCGCTGCCTGCATTGGTAGCAATGTAGATCGTAACTTATTTGATTATTCAAGACTACAACGTCATAAAGGTGGCTTGTTAAGTTCAAAAAAGTTACAGACATACGGCACAGGTACAATTGCTAAAGAGATGCGATTGAACTTTGCAGTGGAAATTGATAAAATCATCATCGACGAACTGGTTGAATCTGGGTATGTAAATGACAATATTGTGTACGGTAGCACTCGAACCTGTTTAATGCATCCGGGAGAATTTTATCTAATTCCCTACAACACACTCATAGCACTAGAAGCTCTGGTGTTATGGATGGCAGCATTTGACGGGCATAAAGAAATTTATGCACTGGGTTACACCAACGACACAGTTGGAACTGTGAGTGAATGGTTGGCACATGTAAACGGAGTAATAACAGCGTATCCGTCAACTAAGTTTACATTCATTGGTGAAGAGTCCAATATTCCCAAAGCATGGCGTATGAATGCCAATGTTGCTTGCTTGAACTATCGTCCATTTATAAGTCACTGCGATATCTGAATACTGTGTTCCACAGTGGCCATTTTGTCACGAACAGCATCAAAATTCACAGTTGACCACAGGCCAGGATGCATGGGTCTAGGCCATGTTCCGGATGTGATCCAGGCCCAGCCAATGTGTTCATCGTTCAACACAGGTGTAAATTCTTTAGCAACGCTACAGAAAAATGTGTGATAGGCAAATCCACCATCAGCACTGGTGAACTTTTCAATAGGAACCAGTCGCAAATACTCGGGCATGTGCCCCAGTTCTTCGGTACACTCGCGTGTCATTGCTTCGATTAGTGTTTCATTGGCTTCAAATTTGCCGCCAGGCAACCCCCACGAGTCTGGGTGACGTGAGTCGTTGCGCAACAGATACAAATATCGTTGTGTGCTCACACTGTAGAACCAAACGCCCACAGCATTTACAGTACTATTCTCCATTGGCCTCCTGGATATAATCCTTGATAGCTCTTGACCCATGTTGTGCCTGTCCATTTGTATTGAATTCCAGTTGTTATATTAGTTACGTATTGTAGGTTGTCAGGACTAGAATTATTTTCAAAAACCACTTGCCAACGACCATCTAGGTATTCAATGATGTCGTTCTTTCGAGCAATCAGCGGTTGTCCTAGCGTGCCTTGCCAAGCCACAGCGTAGCCATTGTCACTGCCAGTGTCTTCAGTTAACAAATACCGTTGTCCTTCGACCGGCACAGGTAATCCTTCGTTTGGTCCACTGCGCAGTGGATCAATCACTGAACGTACAGGCGACAAGGTATTTTGTGGAACAGTGTCTTCATCTATAGTATACAGCATAAATCGATCATCGGATGGGTCATAAGCAATGGTTCCGGCAACTTCAGTGCCGTCAGGTTGCTCTAAAAAGATCTGACTGATGCCAGGCCGTAGCACTCCGTAGACCCCAACCAATGCTGTCCATAACAAATTGCTGGGTGGCGAATCTGGTGGTGTCAAACTGGCATTAGATTCATCAACTACAGCACTGGGACGCAGAGCCTGCAACTTGTTGCCAATCAACAAGGTTTGATAATCCCAAGGAGTGATCACTATACGTGTGCCCAACAGTAAGTCGTTGTCGAGCACTGCGTTTGACGCATCACCTTGGGCATTATATATGTTGGCAATGATACGCTCAACCACACCCAGTTTCTTGACCTTGGCTGGGCTACTGATCCAAATTGGCAGGGTAAATGTCATTGTGCAAATATCAATGGGATCGTCTGAGCCCATTGGAACAGACCGGCTGGTCCACTGTGTTGATTCCAGTTCAACAATGCTCAAACTGGTCCAATCAAGATAGTTGTCTGTGCTTTGAATTTCCAACGCAGGGTTAAACAACACCACAATTTGTTCCAACAACTGCATCTTTTGATTGGTGTTGCTGGTCCATATGTCCAGCTTGAGTGTGAGTTTATAAGGAACAGGCATCAAGCGTTCAATGGTAAACGCATTGCCCTGTGTGGTTTCGTAGGTGTCAGTGACATCATCGTAGGTGCGTTGACGCACAGCAATGTTGCTGACATAGTATGGCTCTTGCATTCTGGGACGATCGTAGTCAAATCCAGAAATGTAAAAACTCATCATTGGAACAGAAGTCATAAAACTGGCAGAGTTGTTCTGCATGATAGTTTGTACTTGTCTACTTGAATCACCGTAGCGTATGGGCACACGTACCAGCGTGTGTGCTGTGCCTTCTTCGTTGCGTCCGTACTCTACTTGAAAGTTTGAAAAGATACGGGTGAACTGCAACAGAAAACGACGTATCTGTTCATCATAAAAGAACATTGGATTTGCGGCTGAATTTTGTGTTGTCATTGTTGTTTAACCACCGTTGTCTGCATTGGGCTTGAGTATCTCACTCAAACTCTGTCGGCTTGGAATAGCACCACGGTCAGTGGTCTGTACTGTGTTTCTGTTGTTGACAAAACTGGCTCGTTGTGACGCTGCCGGCCCCTCGGACTCAAACACCGGTTTAATACGAACACTGTCTTCGATCTTGACCCATGATGCGCCATTGTAACGGAACAGGCGATTTGGAAAGTAATCCAATCGCAAGGCATAATCGCCAACTGCTG